ATTATACTTGTTATTGTAGGTATAGTCAAGGGGATGATAGGGTAAAAGTTTGCTTTCTAGTGTGTCTCTTGCAATGAACGCACATGGATATGCCCCACTGTCTGCACTGACATAGAAGTATCCACTCTTTCTCGCATCACACCATACCGGATCAGAGTTCTTGGACTTTGGTTTTGGTCTACGAATCTCATTTTTTTGTTTGAACATCTTTAGTGTTTCTAAATTGACAGGAATATCACTGGCGATAGTTTCTTGCACTACCGGATTGTGTACAGTTTGTTTGGGGTGTTCGACATACTCAATTTCATCAATCCAATTTGGTTTAATAAATGTTTGGTCGTAAGTTTGCACCGTAAGTGTTACACCATTGTCTCGGAAGTATTTACATATCTCTTCAAAGTGTTCTGACTTTGTTGGGTCAGAAAGTTCGCACATCAATGTTACCCAATTGACTCTATACCTGTCAAAAATTTTACGGATAGATGTCAAATTATGTTCATGGCCTGTCAAGAAAATGTCGTTGTAAGAATCTTTTGTGTCATTCCTTGCGGCACTTAGTTGTACTAAAGCACCATCGGGAGAACCGTCTTCATACAGACCGCGATACATGTCAGAGTATTGTTCGCCGTGCATCTGAAAATACTTTACCAGAGTGTCATCGTCGGACATATTGTCTTGTTTGAGTATCGACATCAATTCATCTTTTGGCATGATATTGTAGAGCCTTTCAAACACCGCCTCATAGTCCTGTTTATAGAAAAGTTCCTTGAGGTTTTCTATGTAGTATCTCTTGTATAACTTCTGTGTGTCTGCGTCATCCGCATCCCAGAACAATCTCTGAATGCCGTAGAGTTTCACGTTCTTCATAAACTCTTGTTTTATCTTTGGTAGTTCATTCTTATACCACAGTCTGCGATATAATGCAAAACACTGCATCCAACTTACATTCCAAAAGTATCTTGCGGGCCCGCTAAGTGTTGCCTCTTCATATACAATTTTGTGTTGTCGAGAAATGTATCTCTCCTTGTAAAAATCATAGATGCCATCTGCATCTTTGTTCCAGTATAAAGATTGATCACCCCGTTGCAACATCGGGTCATCTGGGAAGTCTGCCAAAAACTTTTTGTGCATGGATATCATATCACCAGTGTCAAAGATTTCTTTGATGATCTCTTTGTGGTGCGGTTCGATTCTTCTAATGAATGTGAAGTTGGATATTTCTTTTTCTAGCTCTGGGACAGACTCTTTGATCTCTGAGATAGTTCCCTTCAACTGATTTTCTAACTCTGGAAAGTATTCGATCATCTGCCATGTCAGAGATGTTAGATCATTCTCGTTGACCATTTGCCGCAGTTTGTTTATTACACCCTGATCCATGTAGTTTCTTTCCAGAGTTTCATCTGTCATTGAATCAAACTGTGACCAGTTTTTGATACTGTCAAACTTGTCCTTGTACTTCTCCCAATCTTCTTTTATACGAGGCAAGTCTTTGTAGAACTTATCCACTAAGACATCAAAGACCACCTTGTGCATCTTGTAAACATATCTTTCTTTGTAAAATTCATAGATGCCATCTACGTCTTTATTCCAATACAAAGATTCATCGCCCTCTAATAACAAGGGGTCAGTGGGAAAATCTGCAAGAAATTTTTTGTGCATAGAAATCAGATCACCATCAAGTTCTTTGATAGTTTCTAGGTGTCGTGATTCTATTTGTTTCACAAACGGTTGATATGCGTTTGCGTCATTGATCAACGTATCAATTCTATCCGTGTGTTTGTTCTTTGTGAAAAAGTTTTCTGGGAACTTGGGCATCCACAGTCTTTCAAACTCATTCTTACCATACCAGTGTATCAGTATGTTGTAGTCCTTTACTGCGGCTGGTTTGAAAAATTTCTGAACACTTTTGTTTGGCACAACAGGGACATCAAAGATACAAAACTTGGCGTCTTCTCTGTACAGATGTTCTGTCAAATTGTCTGGGTATGACTGGCCTCTGTTGTAAGAGTAGACCCAATCCGATGGCAGGAAAGACCAGTAGTTGTCACCAACCACATCGTGTTCGCGGTAGGGGTAATAGTTGTCAGTTCCCTTCCAGAATGTTTTGAACACGGTGTCTTTGTGTTTGAGAACATCATTGTAAATCTTTTCACCCTCATCATTGCACCACAACATGACACTGGAGTTGTAAAGACTGCCGCGAATGTCTTTGAATCTCCGGTCATTTAACACATTGGGGTCTTCCCAATTAGAATATAACATGTGAGGTGTGGCAGATAGTTCAAATATCTCATCAATGTTGTTCTGGATCACAACGTCCAAGTCCAGATAACAGAATGGGCCCTTGGTTCGTAACCAATGGTGGGAGTTGAGAACAAGAAACTTTGCTCGATCCCAACAATAGTTTTCTCGGCCAAACCAGTAGTCCGGATGCAGGGGATCGACTTTGGGTATTGATCGAATGGTTATACCTTTGTCGATACCATCTGAATCATCGGTGTAACATATAAACTTATGACGCTTAGTATAGTTCTGTTGAACCATTTTGCGTAAGTTGTTTACATACTCTGCTGAATACTTGTTACCCCATTTTATGCAGAGAAAGTGCATCATAATATTTTTGTCTCAAGTTATGTCTTACTTCTTCTTGACCATTCAAAAGAACAATCGGATACTCAGGTTTTATCTGATGAGCTCTAGGCGCGACATCAGTTTCAACATCAACCCCACCAAGAAAAGAATATATCAATCCTCTCGGGAAAACACTCCCGAGAATATTCTCATGATATAAAAACCTATCGTCTCCACAGTATTTAGTCATGAAGTATTGATCTTGTTTTGAAAAGGTATCGTAAATATATTTTGCGTTTCTATCTCTCCAAGCCATGACGCTGGAGTTATACATACCTTTCCATTTTTGCATCCACGGATCATTTTCTGATCCCGCGCCTCTGTACTTAGAGTCTGGATTGTGTTTGCGATTTGTAGTTGTCATCCTATCATCTTTCCAGTAGGTATAACAGATTGTTGGTCGAAAACACCAATCAAATAATTTATTCAAACCATCCTGTATTATAACATCTAAGTCTAGGTAAAGGCAATCCCCAACCCAATCGTGTTGAAACATTTTTATTTTTTCCCAGTGACCATCCGGCTCTTCTATTCGGATTTGTTTTATTTCTGGGCGTAGATGTTTTGAGTTTTGATCGTCAATGAGGCAGACATGATTATAGTTCTCCGTTGCATCATAAATACGGTGAACATCTTCAACATCATATTTGTCTCCGTAAAGGAGAGTTACTATCGTTTTCAAGGTAATCATTCCATCTTATAAATAGTATTTAGACACAGAGGAAAACGTCATGACTGTCAAGACCACAAAAAATTTAGTGATAGATCAAGGTTCTACTTTTAGTGCTACTATATCTGTAACCACAGACGGATCGACTGCAAAGACATTAACTGGATATACCACAACTGGCCAGATCAGAAAGTCTTACGGTAGTAGCACTGCTACAGATTTTACTACCTCTCAGGTAGATGGTACGGGTGTGATAACAATATCACTGACCGCAACACAAACCGGCGCACTAAAAGCTGGTAGATATGTCTACGATGTAGAGATTGCAAATTCACCAGAAGTCATTCGTGTAAGAGAGGGTATCATAACCGTTACTCCACAAGTTACACGATAAGTATTTATAATGTCAAAAGAACTCTCTAAATTCTTTGCTGCGATTGCTGAGGAAAAGAAAAAATCCAAAGCAAAAACCAAGCAGCGCTCAAAGAAATCTGAGGATTTTGTAAAACAGTTCTCCGAGGAGTTTGCCAAACTAAAAGAACAAGAAGAACAACACAAAAAAGATGTCGCTGCTATGGAGGCATTTTTGACTCAACCTTCTCCACCCAAACCAGAACCAGAATATGAGGAAGACACTGGTGAGGATGAAGGCAAAATGATCTACAGTGGATCGTGGGAAGAACCAGAACCCGATCCAGAACCAGAGTTGATACCCGATACTCCTCTACAAGAACAAGCTCTGGAATACTTGAAGACCAAGAAGAAAGAGATTGCTGAAGAATCTGCCGAAGTAGAGTCAATCAAGAAACAGATTCAAGACCTCAAGAAAAATATCAATAGTCTAAGTCTTGCCCAACAGGGTATGGGTGGCGGTGGTGCCGTAAATATCAGAGACATGGATGATGTTGATATCTCTACTGCTCTTGTAAATGGTAAGTTTTTAAAATACAATTCTTCTACTGGTAAGTTCATCGGTGCTGATGCGGCAGGAGGAGACAGTGATGAGGCTGCGATACTAGACAACTCTGGAACACCAGAACTCGCAACGGGGATAACTGCCGCAGAGATAAGAACTCTGATAGGGGCAGGAACTTCTAGTTTTGATGGTGCTTATGGTTCACTATCAGGTAGACCAACAATTCCTGCTGCACCAGCTCTTGAAGATAACTCTGGGACTCCTGCTCTCGCCACTGGTATCACTGCCGCTGAGGTGAGAACTGCTATCGGTGCGATTGATGACTACACAGTAACTCAGTCGGATGTCACTGCCCACCAAGCTGCACTATCTATCACCGAGTCTCAGATCAGTGACTTGCAGACTTATGCTCTTGCTAGTTCTGTGAGTAATGTGACAAATGAAAGTAAGGCCACTATGTTTACTAGTGCGGCTCTGACAGGAACACCAACTGCTCCCACCGCAAACGCTGGAACAAACACTACCCAAGTTGCCACTACTGCCTTTGTTGAAACAGCAACTGCGAACCTTGTTGATTCTGCGCCCGGAACATTAAATACTTTGAATGAACTTGCAGCTGCTTTGGGTGACGATGCAAACTTTTCAACTACTGTTACCAACAATATCGCAACCAAAGCACCACTCGCAAGCGCTGCTTTGACGGGAACACCTACCGCTCCAACCGCCTCAACAGGCACAGATACTACTCAAATAGCCACTACTGCCTTTGTAAAACAGGAGATAGACGCACTCAAGGCCTTGCTATACGCTTACGACCAATCCTAAACATTATAAATAATGGCACTATAAACCTTTTTTGGGAGTTCTAACATGGCTTTGTCAACAAGACAGGAACTCATTGATTATTGTCTACGAAGATTGGGACAACCCGTCATCGAAGTCAATGTTGATGATGACCAAGTTTCAGACCGGATTGACGATGCCCTCCAACACTGGAATGAATATCATTTCGATGGCACAGAAAGAACATACGTTAAACATAAATTAACTGGTTCTACTCTAACTCTTACCGGCAGTGCAACTTTCACAGCAGGGGAGACCATTACTGGTGGGACATCTGGAGCGAAAGCAACGGTTCATACAAGTAGTTCTGGAACCTCTGTGATCTACGAAAAGACTAGAACTGCTGCTCCCTTTGCAGCAGGAGAAACAAT